GTTCCCGGTTTCTTTTAGGCACGGGTCCATACATCCGGCCGCCTTGCTCCCCGGGCACGTTATCGAATCTGGAAACAGTGAAAGCGAGGCCACGTATAGCGGCAAGTCGAACGGGTTAAAAACATCGTTTTGAGTCTTTTTAAGCTTGAGGTTAGCTTGCGAACGGTCTAGTAGTTTTTCGGGGTATTGTTTCATTGTCAGCACTCTTTGTTATAGGTGTATCTGAACTATCCCATAATTTAGTGCTGTTTTCTAGCCAACAAATAAAATTTTTAAAATCGGTTTTGAGGTCGAAAATTAAGTCGGGCGCGGTCGTTTTGATATCAGAACTCGCAAGCTGTAACACACTATTCGAGCGGTACAGATAGCAAGCCGGGCCGGGCGCGTTTTGTTTTTCTGCGAGTACCCAAACCCGGGCGCATTGGTGCCGGGTTGCAAAGCTGACTTGGTGCGGACTCAAATTAACTTTGTTGCCCGAGCAAACTTTTAATTCAATCAAGTGTAGGTTTTTTTTGCGGTCACAAATTAAAAGGTCGGGTATGCCGGGCGTGCTGCTATTTTCTATCCGGGTCGCGACTAACCCAGGTTCTGACTCAATGCGTTTTTTCAGTCGTTTCCAAAAGCTCGACTCGTTCGCTTTGGTGCTCAATAACACGCTCTCCGAGTTGTTTTTTTAAATCGTTCAAAGCTTTCTCGACTTCCTCTTTGCTCATTTGGTCAATCGAGCCGTGACGTATTTCTGATTTGCTGACGTACAAACCGGCTGCCATCCCTCGCGCCTTCTCTGCTTGAACGGCCGCCCCAAAATTATTCTCCGACAGTGAACGGTCGCGAATGCGTCCGAGGTCGGCTAGGTGTTGGCCTAAAGTGACCCCGTACTTTTCGTTGAGTTCCGCACGGCGTTCTTTCAAAGCTCGTACAATGTGAGGTGACTTTTTCGGGGAGAGCATTTCGTAAGCCCGGGTATGCGCCCCACTCTTTGCAAACCCCGCCTCAATCGCTAAGTTTTGCAGGGTCTCCATGTCGCCCTTCGTAGCGACAAGCTCCACGAATTTGATCTGCTTCCCGGTGAGACGCGTATTCTCGTTGATGGCCGGACGGCCCCGGGTCTCTTTCTTTAAAGTTTCTGCCATACCCCGAAGTCTAAATAAGCCGTTTTATCAAAGCAACTTTTCAGAACAAAACAAAAAATTATTTTTTTATTTTTTTTGGCCCCTATATGCTTTTTTAGATATTTTCTAAGTGGTAACACCATAAACGAGTGGTGTTCCACTAGTGTTCCAGCTACAAGGCCCATTGTATAAGGGAATGGAACACTGGTAACAGTGGTAACACCATTTTGAAAAAAAACTTTTTACAAAAAAATATTTTTTCCCAGAAAAGTACTATACTGAAAGCGTAAAAAAGGGGCCGAAGCCCCTTTATCACACTCAGCTTGTCAGTTGCCAATACCCGTAAACGCATCGAGTGCCTTCTCTTGAGCAATCGTGGGTGTCGTTGATAACGCCATCGATCACCGCGACGTAATGCTTTGAGACTGAGCAAATCAAACGTCCGCTCGGTAACTCCTCGGCTTTGAGGTGAACTTTGCACCCGCCGCCGATCTGCATTGTCGGAGTCCAAACAAAACCGAGTTCCTGCATATAGTCTTTGAACCATTTTCGCGTGGTTGAAATACCATCGCGGGCGGATCGAGACCGTTTGCCCGTATCGTGTTTTGATCTACGTTGTTTGGCGTTTCCCTCTGCCAATCGGTCGTAGACTTGTTGGTAGGGTAACCCGGAAGCAATCGCAACGGCTCGGCACACACAATCGCCAGCCTCGCCTTTGTAGCCCCCGGCCTCTCGGCCGCCGTCGTTGTAGATAAACACGGGCGCAAGATTAGTTTCACTCATCGTGAACCTCCTTTTCTAGAATGTTAAAGAACTACCGAGTCGCCACTCGGCAAAATTAGCGTATGGGAATTATCTCATACTTTTTTTAAAAAGTCAAGTACTAATTTTTTGCACTTTTCCACTTGCACCCATATGAGATGTATCATAATCTCCCATGTTCCCATCAAAAAAAACGTAGAAGGCGTGAGATGAAAAAGAGAATGGATCACTGGCACTTTCAAGAGAAGATCACTCAAATGAGTGAAGAACAATTGAACCTGACAATTCGAAATGCCAAAAAACGCATCGCGGCAGACCCGAAAGGAATCAATAAAAATTACTACGCAGACGAAATAAATTATTCCGGTATGGAGTTACAAAAACGCAGAAACGAAAAGCGGCGATGGGTAGATGAACTCCAAATGAAGAACAAAGGTTTGATGGAGGTCAAAGAATGTTCTGGTTAATAAAAAAGATACTCAGTTGGTTTGAACCCCCGCCCCGGAAGACGGACGACCGTCTAAAGAAAAAGGTCCGAGATCACCGAAAGAAGGTCGAAGCTCAAAGCACCGAGGACCAAGAACAATGATCAAATTAGAACTCACTTTGTCAGAAGAACAGATAGAAGAACTTATCAAACGCGCGGAAGCGGCAGAGAAAGACATCGATACAATTCTCAAAACGGTCTGGCTGATAATCGAAGACCTCAAAGAAAAGAACAAAACACTCGAAAACATCAATGCAATTTTAAAAAAGGAGAAAAAATAATGCATGTGATAATACCAGCCGTCAGTAAGAAGCTGACCAAAACAATGATGGAGAAAGGCAACCCGGATTGCTTCAAGGACTTGGCCCGTTTGGCGCGGGTGATGGGGATCGATTTTGATCTACTGTCCAATGGTGAGAAGAAAGAACTTCCGCTCCACTTCCCGGATGGCACAGAGACCGTGATCCGATTCTACCGGGTCACTGGCAAGGGCGGTCGCAAGGACAAGCGATACAGTATTCCTGCGACGGTTTTCAAGGCTCAGGCTAGTGCCGGGGATGTCATAGCTTTCAATGTGAAGGTCGATGACAACGGTGATGTAATGTTGTGTGCGAATGTGACGCGCAACCCGGAGTATACAAACTGGACCACGGACGACATTGAGTTCGAGTGGACCAAGTGGTCGATTTGAGGAGAAAAAATATGGAGATCCCAAACGACTTTGTGTTTTTCGTACACTCTTTACGCATGGCAATTACCGCTCCCACTGAGGAAGATTCACAACGGGTGCTGGACCTTTTGTCCGAAAAAACGTCCTTGGACGTATCCGAACGAGAGATGGAGTTGGCAAAGAGCCTAGTAGAGTTTGATTTCGCCAACCATCAAGAGCAAGGGTTTCATTGAACAGGCCAAGGCAATACTCCTGCCTTAGAAGCGACGTGTCCCCGTCCGTCGTGGCCGAAAGGCGGGGATTTTTAGAGGAGAAGTGAATGAAAATAGATAAAAACGTGCCGGTTACAAACTCCCACATCGGGCGAGGAAGTAAAAACCCAGAGTTCCCAGAATTGGCACAAAAAATGGAACCCGGTGACAGCATCAATTTCCCGTTCGACAAAGATAGTGAAACAGGTTCAATCAAAAGATACCAAAGAGACGGAAGGAGAATATCTACAAAAGGCAATCGCTTCCGTAATTATTGCATGAGAAATGGCTACAAAGTCGTGACACGGGTCAACGAAACTGGTTTGCGGGTCTGGCTGTTTGGAAAAAAAAACGAGGAGAAGTGAGTGAAAGCAGATAATGTAAGAAAAGGAATGATCTTTGAACGGGTTGTTCGAAGATTGAAAAAGCAACCTCTGCCTAACGGTGCAAGCGTTATGAAAGATCAGTTGTTTGAGGTGGTAGAACATGAACGACGAGAGTTGAACGGCTACCTTATTGACCAGGTTTTGATGGGTAATCTCATGGACAGATCCGGGGTCATGGTAGAAATGTCGGAGTTATGTAACCCGAAAGAGTGGCGACATCACGAGAATGCATTGTTATTCGAAGAGAAACGTATCGTAGAGATATCGAGTCGCAGAGTAGAGTTCACGAATCACGATCCGATTGAGTTGGAAGCCACACAACGGGAGATAGAACCCGAGGAGGTCGGCGCGTCCACGGAAAAAAAGATCGAGCGGGCTTTGAAGCAAGTTGAAGCCCGTACAATGGACCAACGTCCGCGAAGCAATGTCGTGGTCATCAACAAAGAGATCGTCAAAGCAGAGCCGGAGCCGGAAGTCATAGACCCCGACGTACAAGTAGTCGAGCAAAAAGATTACTCAAAATACGGGTCGTACACGATTGACAACTTGGATTTGCTGGTCAACTCGTTTATGACACCCAAGATTGCACTGAAAGCAAAACCGAAGGGTAACAGTCTGTATGTGATGGCTGTTGAAACGGATTGGGCGGCCTTTGCTGATTTGAAGTACACCGTGAGAGAGGTCAGGGAAAAATCCGTTCGCACTACACAGAGCGGCGGGTCGGGCAAGCTGACGTTTCAAAGGGTGCTACATCGGTTGATGGAAGGGTTGGTCTGGTTTGGAACCGGCAAACACAAACAGGCGTTGACAAATTTTCTGCAACGTCGGGCGTTCGAAAAACAAAGAGGAGAAGAAAAGTGAGCTACAAAGCTTATTTATTTGCATTGCCATCGGCAGAGCACGTGGACATTTTGGATCATTTTTTGAAAGAAATGGATTGGCCTGATGACCCGTGTATCGCGTATTTAGACTTTTTCTACAAGTTAGAGAAAGGTTGGAACAAGACTTTTACAGATGGGTTGATGGTCGCGGCTATCACAGTGGATCGTGGTGATTTGTGGGACGCGCTGTTCAACGAAACAAAGTCGGTGCCGCAGGAGAAGGGCGGGTACATCCCTCATGTACCGAAGTTTGTTCGGCTCCATGAAGTACCAAGAAACCGTATTGACGAAAAAGGAGAAAACGGTTTCAGGTTGACGCAAGCAGAAGTAATAGAAGTCGGTGACGACAAAAACTGGGCAAATAAAATAAAGGAGAAGATTGATGAAGTGGGATGAAAAGACACCAAAACAGTACCAAGCCTTTGCCACGCTGGTGATGGGCCAAGAAAACGACAAAGAAATTTATCTTGATGCAGATGATTATCAAGCTCTGTTGAAGTGTTTAGACACAGTAAAACAGTGGATAGACGAGGTGCCCGGTCCAAACGACGATTGGCCTGACACAAAAGAAGAGTGGCACAAACATTTGGAAAGTATGAAATGGGACCGTCAGGGCATAATTGAGGTGCGACAAAAGCTAGAGGAAGGTTACGAGTCATGTGTTGAAAACCTTCGTATTCTTTCGAGTATCACAAACTTTGATTTGATGCGACTTGAAAGAGGAAAAGTAACTCCAGAAGAGTTGCGGGAGCAAAAAAAACGTCAGATCATAAATAAGGGTATCAAGGAGCTAACTGATGGTTAGAAAGTTTACAATGGCAGTCACCTACCAAAACCTGGCTACGCACAAACCCTCGACAGTGGTGTATCAGTCGTTGTCGCTGAACCAAGTCCGTGATCATCCGTTGATGAAAAAAATTGAGGCGGGTATGAAAGAGAACCCTCCAACACTTCAACTGATGGGCATGACGATGACCAGTGAACCGCATCACCCGGAAGCACTGAAGGAACAGACTAAATTCCTAGCTGGTGCAGACTTTGAGGTGACAGAAAAGAAGATACTGTGATATCTTATCTTTGACCCCATAGGGGGTCGCGTGTGACTCCCATACACCGGCCCCTTCCTACCTCATAGCACATTCGCAAATCATATAAGGCCCAGCCTGCTCACACATCTTGATCATCTTACGATCAGGGCAGTTTACATATTCATGGCCTTTGTAAGCCCAGCCAGAACGTTTGGCTGGCTCGAAAGCGTTACAGCCGGATAATAAAAAAGAAAGGAATAGTGCCGCCTTCACGATGCCCCGGCGGCGTAGGGTGTGTCTGGCCTGTAAGGTGGCCGTCATCGCTATCCTTCCTATATGTGAGGAGAAGAAAAGAGTTGTTGGATATTGGTATAAACCGCACTTCGGGTCAAGCGGTGCGGTGCGCTACGGAAGGCCTGATGAAGCCTGACCCTAATCAAGGGATCGACATCTTAGCAAATACAAGGGTAGCAGCCCTTGCCCCGCCCACAGTGAACCTCTCGGAAACGTGCAAAACCGATGAATCTATGGGCATGTCTAGGGAAGACGTTCCGCTTCGCGGATTCGGTCTTGTTCCCATTCCCTGAGAATCTTTACCAGTTGTTTGCTGATAGGACGGTCCTCGTGCTTTGCCAAGACTTTTATATCCTGATAAACGTCCCGAGGAACCGCGACTGATTTGTATTTTTCTGTATCCATATCGGAAATTATAGGACTATCAGGGAT